GCGGAACAGCCGCCTTAGCAGCGATAGCCTTTAACCCGGTAGGTGCTATACCCCCAGTAAGAGGAAGACCTTGAGCGGAATTAGCAAAACCTTGCGTGAAGCCTGCAAGTCCAGTTTTTACGCCAGAAGTTCCAATGTTAGCTAAAGCCTTAGCAGTTTCAGCGCCTGTACTTATAATTGGGGACGCAATTTGCCCTATTGCATTAGAACCAACATTAGCCAAAGAAGACGGCGCAATCCCCGCTAGACTCCCCCCTGCGGTGGGAATTACTGATGCAGCCTGCGTACCTAACCCGGTAGCTACATTACTTGCTTGAAGCCCTGCAGCCGTAACAGCTGGTGTAGCAGCCGTAGCAGCCGTAGCAGTTGGTGCAGCAGCGCCTAGCATAGCACCCTTGATACCACCAGCCAGTGAAGCGCCGCCATATGCGCCGAGGCCAGCCATCAAGCCTTGCTTCAGGTCACCTGTAACTAAGGCCGTACCCGCGCCTACGGCTACTGCAGTACCAGCTGTAGCACCAATACCACCTAGCGCAGCGCCAACAGCGCTACCAACACCGGGCAGGAAAAAGTTTAGACCAAGGCCAATAAGCGTAGGAAGCAACTTCTTCAGCCAGCCAGCTTCCGGCAGGCCCGTGTGTGGGTTAATTGTTAGCGAACCACCGTGCGCCACAGCAAGAGCTTGTAGTCCACCGACCTCACCGGGGGTCATGTGGATAAGCATTGTGTCTTCGCCACGACCATGCGACTGCAGCTGTTGCGCCAGTGGGCTTAGGCCCGAGCTAGTGCCCTGAGAGGCGGGTGCTTCATCAGAAGGTGCGCTAGACTGTGTTGGAGTATCAAACATCTGCATGGCGGGTCCTTGGAATGTCAAAGCGTTTATACTACTAACCTAGACGGAAGTCACGGTCTGCCACGCAGACCCGCTATAGACGCAAAGCTTACCCAGTGTGGTGTCAAAAACAATCCAGCCTGCGCTAGGAGTAAGAGCATTTTTCTCTGCTGTGGTAACATTTTTGGCGGCGAAGATACCGTTAAAAGTATCTGCCGTGTACTTCTCCGCATTGTTGGGGGTACGAGAGTCCAGCTGCGAAAAGTAGATTTCAATTACCCGCAGCACTTGCCGCATATATTGCGCATCCCAGTCCGTAGGAGGGTTAGGAAGCGGCGGTGCGTTGAACTTATCGAGGGCCATTAGCGTTTACCATCTGGTCGTGCATCAAGGCGTGGCGAACCCAGCTGCCACTGGGTACCTAGTTGATCCGAGATAACCTTCAACGCCATTTGACGTGCACGGATGCGAATAAAGACCTGTCCTGTGTAGGCACCAACCGAAGTCTGGGTCACCTGCGCCGTATCATCCGTATTGGTATTGAACGCGTTGCCGGGAAAGTTGCGGCTCTTGATCTCTAGCGTTACCTCGGGTGTGGGTGAAGTAGCAGACCCGGCAAAATCAATGTCAGGAATCATACGCCGCGTAAGCATAAACTGCTCACCATCCTCAAGGTCAAAGTCGTTTGATTGGATGTAGGCTTCCATAGCTATAACGTCGTCGTCAACACCATCTTCGTGGTTATAGAGATAGCCAGAAGTAGAGTTCTCCGCTGTATACGCTGCCTGTGGGTAGTGACGTAGAGGGGTATCAAGCCAAGCCGTCCGCTCAATAGTGCCGTAGTACCAGATTTTATCGAGGTAGTTGTACACAACGTAAGCATTGTTCCATGAGGAGTCCGCAGTAGGGTAAAACCACCACACTTCATTCCATTGCTCATTAGTCCCACAGACGATCTGATCAAACTGGGAGAAGTTGATGTTCATGAATACATGGTTACGCAAGGTGCATGGTAGCGTTTCCACGCGGCCTGTGTAGGCGTAGAACTTATCCTGCCCCATCCAGTAGACGATGTTGGCAGCGGATATAACAGACCGAGAAGAGGCGATGGAGATGTTGTCTGCGTACTCCTGCAGACCAAAGACATCGGTCGTTCCAAGGAACTGCAACGCGTACAGGTTGCTATCAGTCCAAACCAAGATTTCCTGTCGAGTTGGGAGGGCACGCACAATCCGCGAACCGCGAGACACGCGCAGGAAGCCAGCACTGTTGGTAACAGTTGGTCCCCATTCTCCCGGGCTATCCTGTGATGCCCAGCGGATTAAAAGCGGATCAAAATCATCTTCATTTGTGCTACCATACGGCACTGCCCCAAAGGCTAGTAGGTGCTTGTCCTGTTGCGAAACCAAGGTCTGCATGACCTTAATAGGTACATCGTTTGCGCTATAGCTTTGGCTAGTAGCGTATGCCTGTAGCGTAATAGCCCGCGTAGCGAGCGCAGTAACAGGGCTAGTTGTAGTTCCCCGTTCCCAGTAATATGGCGCACCATTGCGGATATTGACCACAAAATCGTTGTCAAAATTATCAAGCCACCAGTCACGCTGTGGCAAGAAAATAGGCACAGCTGAGCTAGAACCCCAGCTGTCATGCCCCCATGCACCTGTACCCCAACCATAACCCAAAGTAGCACTGGCGTATCCAACAGTAATATCAAAGCTAACCGTAATCCCGGCACCGCCCCCACCAGCCACTGTTGAGGTAGCTGCTGTAGTTGTAGTAAAGGTAAACGAATTAGCGGGAGTACCAACGGTTATCATTGGATGTGTAGTATTAAGCTCAGAGGCGGGAATGCCACCTACCGCTGTAGCACCGGACACATTAACATAATTACCCTGAATAGCGGCGGGGTCTACAGCCAACGTCATTGTTACGGTGTTTGACCCGCTGGTGGTGTAGATTGAGTTAGTGGTATTGGCCCCAGTGTAGGTTGGGTTCGTTAGGCGCAGAGGGGTAATATCTGAGAAATCGCCGCCGGGGCCGTTTTGGATATAGAGCTTGAGGTTCGTGCCTAACCCTAGAAAATCATCGTTAAACGTGGTGACCCAACTCCACATCTGGCGGCAGGTACCGTAAAATGTTGTAGGGGATGCTTTTGTCCAGCCGCCGATCTTCTCGGGGTAACCATAGCGAAACCGAATTTTGTCACACGCATACCAGCCACCCTCACCAGAGTAGTCGGTTTGGTCGCGGTTAACACCCGGACGAAATTGGAGCTTAATAAAAGCCATTTATTAGCCCCTTTCAGAATATATATAGACAGTCCACGTATCGAGAACCGTTGCGTAACCTACACGACGAACTTGCATGGAAAGGGTTACATCAACACTACCAACTATCGACCTAGTCAACACCCACTGTGGAGAAGTAGACGTAGCAACCCATGCCCCTACCGTACCGGACGTCAATGTTCCAGCAACAATAGACGCATAAACTTCGTAGTTTCCACCCTGTGCTGCAGGTGTAACCCACTGGGTAAGTACGGTATAAACTGCATTGTCACCTCGGTAGTCAGAACCGTTTGTATTTACTTGGTAGGCAGTGGAAGCAGGTGTGCCAATCTGTATATTGTATATATTAGCATCAACAAAGTTAACGACGGTCTGGCTTGTACCGTAGAAATTTTGAACGCTAATTGCGCCACTTGCAGGAACAGCGCCGTACGTACCTGAAGTGCCATTAGGGACGTAAGCACCGCCAGCATAATACTCACTGAGGCCAATAGGGTTTGATCCACCAAACTCAGTTTGGATGTTACTAAAAGCAAGTGCTCCACTAGAAGGTAGCGCCATTACTTAGCCCCTTTTAGCGCTTCGACCTCAGCCTTAAGTTCAGCAATAGCTTGGAACGCTACGGCTACCAGCTTTGCGTAATCAACGGCCAGAGTACCATCTTCGCGTTTACGGATTGCGTGAGGGAACACGGCCTGCACATCTTGCGCGATGACACCGAAGTCTGACTTACGTACGAAGTAACCGTCTTCACCGCCGTTTGCGGTGATATAAGCATCAGTCCAATCAAACGTCTTACCGCCAACGGCAGACACAATGCTGAGGGCATTGTAGATAGGACTGACGTTTTCTTTAAATTGCCTATCCGAGGTGTAAAAAGCCGTAATGTCGCCTGTTGCGTTGATAACGCCGTTGACCGTTAGACCTGCTACTGTATAGCTAAGAGTGCCATTTAGTGCATTTGCGGTTGCCGCAGTTGTAGCCGTCGTAGCCGTGGCAGCGTTACCGGTAGTATTCTGGTTGAGCGTTGGAAACGTACAGTTTGTGAGCGTACCAGATGAAGGTGTGCCGAGTGCGCCACCCGGAACCACATAGTCCGTGCCAGCGGTAGCCGCTGAGAGTGCAGTGCCGTCACCTTTAAGGACGCCTGTTACGGTGGTCGTAAGCGTTATAGCAGGTGTCGTAGTAGCTGTGGCTACCGTACCCGCAAAGCCATTGCCAGAAACAACAGAGGCCGAAGTTACAGAACCCCCACTGCCAGTGGCAGCAATACTAATGCCACCCGCGCTATTTGTGATAGATACGCCAGAGCCTGCAGTCAATGTAGCCGCAGTTAGTCCACTACCGTTACCGATCAACAGCTGCCCGTTAGTAAAGCTAGTTAG